GCGGTAATCTGGGTTTTCCAGGTCGTACAGGACTGTGCCTGTGACGACTGTGGTGGACGTGTAACCGGTGATCTCGATCTGGCCGCCATCGGGGGTTTGTATGCGCCGCCGGTCTGTCGCCATTTGTGCGGAGAAAAAGGCCGCTGATGCGGTGACGGTAACGGTACTGCCCGCCGTCAGTGTTCCCGTAATAGTCAGATCGACCGTGGCCACGTCGCGGCCATCATATGTCAGGGCGCAATCGGAATGTAGTAAGGTGCGCTGTACGTTCCATAAATCTGTCAGCCATTCATTTTCGTCATCCTCCCTGTTGTCCTCGCCGGTGAAATAATCCTCGAAAACAGGAATGTCTGGGACGTTCGGCACATACTCGATATACCGCTTTGTGACGCCGTTGATTGTGCGCTCGACGCAAATCCATTCTTCGTCATCGCCGTCGGCCTCTGGGATAGTGGCCGCCGATAGATACGATCCGTCGGTTTTGTGCTGATGCCAGGCGACGACCTGTTGCGCGGGGTCGAAAGTAAGGCCCAGTTGCCGCCCGTCGTTGCGGATCGACCAGATGATGTTTGGCGTTCCGGCGGTATAGGTGAATTGCTTGAGGCCGGACTTCCCGATGTGATCGGCAAGCAACGTGCGATCTGGGCTGGTGTAGCCATCGCGCAAGGCGTCGTATTCGTAAGACCTGACTGTTTTTTTGTTTCGCTGGGCGAAAAGGACATAGCTATCAAGGCGCAATGGTCGAATGTCTCCAACGCCGTTGAAGCTGGTCGGCTTGACAGATACGTTCGTCGGGGTGATCGCTTCGTCGCTCGATCCGCCAGATACGCGGTATTCCGATCCAGGTGTGCCGACGGCCATGTAACTTTCAGCACCAACCATCCACAGGACGCGGTTGGCCTGGTCGGAGGCGATATTAAATTCCAAGGCGGACGTGGCCGATGTCCCCAGAATAAAGCTGTCGAGTTTTCCTGCCTGGCTGTTGGCCTCTGAAAACCACAGCTTCGTCGGGAAACTATCGCTGGCCGCAAAGACCAGGCGTTGATCGTACAGCGTGACGCGAGAAGGGTACGAAAACGCCGTGAATTTTTCAGCCGTTCCGCCGGATGTGTATGCGGTATTGAGTAAACTGTCATAATCTTTCAGTTCAAAAGTATTAGCCGCGACGTTTTGCACGGTGAATGTTTTTTTGTTGATCTCGGTCATGCCGACGACGTTGTTGATGTACACAATGTCGCCGTTGGAATAGCCGTGCGCGGCGGATGTAACCACGGCGGGGTTGGCCTTCGTGATCCCTGTGATTGTTTTGGCGGCGGCCTTCGTCGTACCGAAAGGATTGGAGGTGATCGCGTATGTCCCTAACGTCCATGATGTATGCGACGATCTGGTCAGCTTATAAGGCGCATAGGATTTATGCGTTAAGTACATTGTGTCGTTCGTCTGGGTGAAGTCCAGTTCAAACAACTGCGCTTCTGTGTATGGGCTTGCGATCTGCACGATCCTGGCCGCCGTGCCTCCTGCCGTGTAGGTTGAAAACGCCGTGCTGTTGATGTTCACCGTGAAATTGTTGGCGTCGATAACGCTGGCGACTGTTCCCTCCAGGCCGTTGATCTGGTGCATCCCCAGGACGCCAGAAAAATAAATCGGATCGTTCACGATAAAGCCGTGGCCGGTGACTGTGACTTGTGCATTGGCCGCTTTGGTAATGGCCGTGATGTTCAGGGGCGTTTCAGTTATCAGCCCATGATCCTTGTAAAACCTCATGAATTGATCGGTCGCTTCGATGATGTATGCCTGTTCGGTGTTGTAGATGAACGGGATCAGGCGGGCGCGATTGTTGTTGCGCGTCGAGGAAACAAAGATCGACCCCGTGCGGAGGTTCAATTCCCCCTGGGGCGTGACGATGTAATTCAGAAGGTAATCGAGGGACTGCTTGTAGAAGTCCAGGTCAACACGACCCCGCATCCTGGGGCTGATGTAACCGTAATTCTGTGCGGTAATCGGAAGGGAAGCGACCGACATTATCGCCACCTGTCAACGTGACCCGTGACCTTTGCGGCGGCCCAGCGTGAACGCTGTACTTTTTTGGGCGGCGTTTGCTGGGCATCAAGCGTCTTGGCGCTGGCCATGTCGTCGTCTGCCAGTTCCCCAAGCCCTGCGGACATGTTCAGAGACCCGGTGATCCCGGCCGAGATATAGGATGATAGTTTTTTTACAAAGGCCATCAGGAATTTGGGGCTGAATTTTGTCACGTCCTCTATGTCGTACACATAGCGCACGTTGATCGGGGCCGGTTCGTTGCAAAGGATAAAGCCGTTTTCTACTTTGAAGTCATCCGATGTCAGGGGATTGTTTTCGTCTCCAATGGTGGAGATGCGGATAAAGTCGGACGGGACTTGATAGGATGCGCTCCAACCGAACGCGGGCGCGGCGGACGCGGAAATCTGTACCCGTTTCAGCGCAAAATCCCAATCCGTTTCGGAAAGGGCTTCGCGGCGGGCATCGTCATACCATTGTGCTGCCAGTTTTGCGGCCTTTGATCCCTTGTCAGGCGGTTCAATGCTGGTGACGGGATTGCCTTTTAGGAGAGTTATGGCGAGATTTGCTACGCCTGTTTTTGTCGTTACCCGTGCCATGCAACCTCCCAAGGATTAAACGGGTGGGGACGTGACCCCTGGTGAAGCCACGCCCCCGCCATTGTCCTGTTAGGCCGCGTAGCCTTCCAGGATAACCGTGACGTTGCCAGCGGCTGTACCAACGGTATCAGCAGTCAGGGCAATATCGTATGCCGGTTTCGCCGTCGAAGGCGTAAGGGACAGCAGTTCTGCGATGGTGGCTTTATTGCCGATGTTCAACACCGACACGTTTGTCATACCATCCAGGACGCGGGATGCGGTCGCCATTGTCTGGTTCGTCATGAACAGACCTTTGGAAACCACCGCTCCCAGGTTGCGATCATACAGACCCAGTTCATAGTCCGTGCCGCCGGTGATGCCATCCGTGAGGACCCTAATCCGCGTCGGTCGGAAAGAGTTGGGAATGTCTTTGAACAGACGATAGATCGACCCGTCGTCGTCCGCCGCCGCGATAGCGGCATTGGCAATATAACGGGTGACTTCGTGACCATTCGCACCAGGCTCGGCGGTGTTGCCAAGAACGGTGTTTGCGTCCACATATTTATTTTCTACAGCCATTTTAAAATCTCCTAAGAGGGGTTGAGTTCAAGGGAAAAGACAGCCCCCGAAGGGGCTATCGGTGATCCATTAAGGTGTGCGTGTCGTGTTGAATTTCTGCACCCGTGCGCCTTCTTTACGGACTGCCCCCAGCATGAGGACGGCCTGTACTTGTTTGGCGCGGTTGAGGTCAGCGCGGATGTCAACATACACTTCCGCATCTTTGGCAAGACCGACCTGGATGCCGTTCTCGGCAAACGCTACGCAAGAGCGCACGTTACCGGCAGACACAGCCAGAAGCGGGTTCGCCACGCGACCGCCGAAGAATTTAAGATCAATGCCAGCGGCATGAACGATCTTGCCTTTTTCGGACGAGAAGTCGCGGGAGTAATCGCCAGATGTCAGTTTGACCTCTTGCAGGAAGTCCGTGTTTTCCTCTTCGGAAACGCACAGTGTCATCGCTTCTTCGACTTCCGTACCGATCTCGTATGCCATGAAGTTTTGTTGGACTTCCAGCAATTTGTCGTAGGTCGATCCGGCAGTCGCATCCACGGTGCGGACACCATCAGATGTTGCAGTGACCAGGGAGGTCATGTCCTTGCCGGTGTAAACGTCAGCCAAGGCCGCTTCGAGAACGATACGGTCAAACTGGCGGTACATGGCGCGGGCAACGGATGCGGCATAGTTGCGCTCGGGATCGACCAGGACAGACACTTCGTCTTTGTTGTCCAGGTAAATCGTGCAACGAAACTCGCGCATACGCAGACGACGACGACCGTGAACAATGTCCTGGCCTTGCGTTTTCTGGTGGCGAGACGTGATCTCGATAGCTTCAAGGCTGTCGAGTGTTTCCACCGTCATATCGGCGGTGGACATGGGTACGGTCGTGACGCGATCACGAAGGCGGGTTTTCATTTGCTGACCGTTTGTGTGTACTTGGTCGGCAAACTGGATCGCCATTGCGGTATCAATTTGCTGTGTCATAGGTTGATGCTCCTCGAAAAGGATAAAGGGTTGAATTTTAATGGAGATTTCCGAAGCGTTATCCGACAATCTTTCAGTCGGGCGCGACAAGACCTATGACGCAAGGCAGTTCGCGGGCATGTATTTTCACGCCTTCAATCGGGCCGGTCAGCAAACCAGTTATCCGATGGGGATAATTCTGATTTATTTCTTGGCTTTTGTCAATTCGCCGATGGTTTTATACAGCGCGTCGTATTTGTCCTTATTGGCTTTGTAAGACGGATGCGTCAGCCCATCCTTCATCATCTGACTGTAAAGTTCGCTGGCCTCTTTACGCAGATCGGCAAGGTTTTTACCCGCCGCTCCCGCGTCGTTTTCACCAGCGTTTTTGTCAGATTGACCATAAGTTTCGCGGAAATGCTTTTCGATAAGAGCAATGGCGGTTAGGGCTTCGTTGCTCACCTTGTCTGTCAAAAGCGTCCGAATTTCATTTGGGATAACTTTTTCGATCAAAGACTTTATGCGTTCCGATGCCACGGCCTTATCCGCGCCAAGTGCCTTATCGAACAGACTGTCAAGCTGTGCGTCCTCGGCGGCCTGTGTTGCAGCGGCTTCTTTTCCGAGATTGACGGTAAGATCGTCAAAAAATTTCTGCATCCCCAGGGCTTGCGCCGTCGTCAACTTCAATTCATGCGCTGTGTCCCCGAAAGCCTTGAGAAACGCCACGTTTGCCTCGTTGTTATGTTCCGGCACGTTGGCATCTGGTTTAAGTCCGTAAGCATCAGCTTTTTCAGGAACGCCCAATTTTTTGTAAAATTCTGCTGTCTGTTCAGCGGGCGCGTCCTGGCCGGGTACATCGTATTTTGGTTTTCCGGCCTGGGCTTGTAGTTCTTTATACGACTGTGCAAACGCCTTCGGGTCTTTGAATTTTGATAGCGCGGGGTCTTTGGTGAAATCTTCGCCGAAAATCTTGGCCATATCCACGGCGGCGGGATCGCCGGATGAGGCGGGCGCGGTCGTACCTGGGTTATTCTGCGGATTTGCGTCGCCGCTTGCGGGTGCCGCGCTCGGTGCTGTTGCCGTGGTTGTCGCGGACGGTGCCGCTTGGGTCGATGCGTCTGACATCTTCGATCTCCTGTAAAAGTTCGGTTGGTAGGTGTTTCCTGATCTCCAGGTAGAGGTTTAATTCCATCGCCGCAAACGTCGTCAGCATCGGGTCGATCTTACCCGTTTGCCGGTCGGCGGAAAGGATTATTTGATTGTGGCCGCATCTGGCCGCCAGCCATGCCATGACGCGCTTGCCGTGTGCGGTCTGAAACGTGCGGGTGAAGTCCTCGCGCATATTGGCGGCTCTGGCATCGGCGCGGGCTTGCGCTTCTGCCCTGGCCTGTGCTTCAAGGTCTGCGCGTTCAGAGGGTAAGCTGTCTCGACGATCCATATTTCACCAGGTTATAACCACTATCGGGCAACAGTATTTTGCGCTATTGCCTGGTCTTTTGCAACACCCGCGTTCGCCTGGGCGATTTGGGCTTCCATCGCCTTCTGTTTCATGGCGTTCATGTCGTCAACCGCCTTTTTTGCAGCCTTTTCCGATTTAAACATTTTGTTCGACGCGCCACCGATTTCGGCAAAGCGGTTCGCCGTCCAATGGGCGTCGAGAATGGCCGGAATTGTGTCGTCGAATTTCGCCAGGGATCCCAGGAGTTCGACGGTCTGGATCATGCCCTGGGCTTCTTCGGCCATCAGGTCGCGGGCGGCGGGTGTCATGTATTCGATGTTGTACAGGTTTTCGCCAGATTGCATCGCGTCGATGAATTTCTGCGGAAGGTATTTGACCTTGCGGCCCTGACGTTCCATTGCGGTCGCCACCGGATCGCCTGGGAAATATCCGAATTTGCCACGGCGGAGGCAGATCATGAAGCTGGTCGTGATGATCGGCTCAAACAGTTCCATCAGAAGGCGGGAAACGATAGAGCGCAAAGTGGACTTGCGGATCGCATTGCGGAGTAATGCTTCGCGGGCTGTCATCTCGCGCTCATTGTTCATGTTGATAAGGCGGTCAATCATGAAGTGGTTGCTGATCGTGTTCTGAATTTTCTCGATCAAATCGCTGACCTGGCTGGTATCCTGGATGTCAAACAGTTTGCCAACCGGCAGGACGTTGGGTGCGGACTTGTCCAGGCGCAGGACGGTCATCGCCCCTGCTGACGCATCGACGGTGCCGTTGCCCGCCACGCTGTCATTCAAAACATACATCGGCGGATCGAGTTTTTTCTCCTGGGCCAGCATTAAATCTTCCCAGATTTGGTTCAGCATCATGATCGAGGGCAAAGCGTTCATGCCACGGCCACGGCCATATTTTTCCTTGAGGCGTTTGGCCAGACGTGCACACGCGACGGGAAGTTCGGGATAGCCGGAATTGCGGCAGATGTGACGGCCATCGACCTCGATGTGAACGGAAGCGATGGGCATATCCTTCGCGCCCTTCGATCCCTTCTTGCGGTCTTTCGCCTGGCGTGGCTCGATGACGTGCAGGACGACAACTTTCTCGTCGTACCGTTTCCTGTCAAAGCAATCGCGCACCTTCTTAGACACGTTGTCGTATCCGTATTTTTCGATGTGCTGTTGAACTGTATATTGCTTGCGGCGGTAGAAAATCGCGGCTCGACCGGCGGCGTTTTCATCCAGGGAAAATTCCAGGATCGACCACGGCTCAAACGACAAACAGCCCTGGAGGGGATTGTCTTCATTGCGTTCCTCGGTAAAAACGGCGGCTGTTCCAAGGACGATCAGATCGAGCATGGCTTCATCTAGGGACGATGCAAGGCCCGCATCCAGGTCTCCCATTTCTTCTTGCAGAGCCTCTGTTGCTTCCGACCAAAATTCCCGCATCTCGCGGTCTTTGCCGAAAACCTTGTTGTTGCCTTTCAGTTTGAAAGAAAACTCTCCAGCCGACCAAATGTACCCAAGGAAGGCGGAGGCCGATGTTTCGGCCATGTGTACAGGGTCATCCGTCCAAAGGTGTGAGGAGATAAACGCGCCCTGGGATTTGGTCGATGTGAAATCTGCTCGGCGTTGATGGACGTATTCGGAAACGAGTTGCCACTGGTTTTTCCAGTAGTTTTTTTCCGTCTCCAGCCTGGTTTCGCAGTCGAGATAGTCCTTGGCTGTTTTCATGTCTTAAAGCCCCAAAAGATTGCGTTTTGTGACGTTCGCCGATGTGGTGACGCCGAGGGGTGATGTGGTCGTACCACTCGATCCGGCGGCGTTCAGGGCAAGGCGTTTCTTTTTCTCGACTTCTTCCGCGCTTTCTGTGGGAGACGTTGTTGTTGCGATGGCCTCTGCGGGCGATTGTACTTGCCCCGTGACGGCTGATTGTTTCGGGGTTTTTGCGGTGGCAGATGACAACCCTTGGGCAAACCCAGCGGCGGCTCCTGCTGGGCCACCTGTATAAAAACCAATTACCGTGGGAATAGCAATCTTTGCAATTTTACCGATGGCTTTAAAAATACCGCCCATTTTAACCTCGCTTAAATAATGCTGTCCCCAGGAATTTGTATCCGATTTTACCCCAAAGATTAAAAAAAAGCTTGTCGTTTTTTCCCGCGTCCAGGCCAGACCCACATTCGACGTATGAAATCCTGCATCCCCAGGCATCAAACCGCACCTGACACGCATCACGGAGCATCCTGGCCGCGCCACGACCTCGATGATTGGGCAGGATGTAAAACTGGTACAATTCTCCAACGCACTCGACTGTAAATACGTCTTCGCGGCGGACATGGGCAAAACCGGCTGGTTCCCGTTCGTCGGTCATCAGCACAAATGTTATGAAATCCCTTGGCCTGTTTTGCCAGGCACAAAATAAATTACTGCGTAGTTTTATGCGGTCAAATGTCAGATGATCGGCATAATTGCTCTCCACAAAAAATCGCTCTGATAAATCCAGGATTGCGTCCATCTCGTCATATCCGGCCTCAACGACGCGGTATTCTACTGTCCCTGCTGGTTTTCCCATAGCCCTGCTCCTTTCTTTTTTGCATCGTCGTCGTGCCGCCCGACCGTGTTGGTGACAGCCTGGTCTGATCTGTGATGGTCAGGCGAAGCGGATACGCGAATTGAAGCATGAAATTTGTGCCATAGTCCGGCGATGGAAGCCCGCGCTCTTTTAAATCCTTTACGGCCTCAAGCTGAATTTTCTGGCCTGCCGCCGTCATGAAGTATTCGATGTTGATAAGATCGTCTTTCAGCCTTGGCTCATTCACCAATTCAAAGCCCGCGCCGATAGCGGCGGCCCCGCGCCACCACATTTCCGCCCGTTTGTTCAGGAATTTTTCAGGATCGTCCGCCTTCGCGCCAGAATTGACGCCAGTGGTGGGAAGCCCCCAGGATTTGAGGATGTCGGTCACGCCGCCGCCGACGCCGATGTCGTCCACGAAAATATGGATGCGGACGCCAGGGTATCTTTCGCGGTAATAGCGGTACGCCTCGGCGCACAGCGTCGCCACCTCGACCGTATTTTTTCCGGCATAGCCTTTAAGTTCGTGCGTTTTCTTGCCCTGGTACGCGCCGACGGTGGACAGGTCATCACCAAAGCGGGCCACGTCGCAACAGATCGAGATGGGATAAATCTCGTATCCGATGGCTTTGTATTCGGTCATGCAGTGATCGACCGCATCCTCGCTGATAAGCTGGTTTGATGCCATGCGCGGGAATTTTCCCAGGACACGGACGCGCACGAAATCGCTGTCGATGCCGTAATCGTCGATCCATTGCTGTATTTTCGCCTTATTGGTTTTCCTGGCCGTGCGGCTGTCGATGGAACGTGTAATCCAGCGATGACGGAATTTTCCAAAGCACTCGCGGAAGCGGCCTGTGTTCCTGGTTGGGTTTCCGAATACAACCCAGATACAGCGTTCAGTCGTCATCGCGCCCTCGGAGACATCCCAGATCGTGTTCTCAATGGCGGACGCCTCGTCGAATAGATACAGCACGGCGGCGGCGTGAGTACCGGCAAAGCCTTCTGATCGGTGTTTTGACCAGGGTGTCGCATCTGCCTTCCATTCGGCGGGGTTTTCCAGGCAAACGTATTTTGTGGCCGACCAATCGAACAGGTTTTTGTGGATCATCATGTTGTGCCACTTCGACAGTTCCGCCCAGGTTTTGCTCGATAGCTGGTTGAACGTGTTGGCCGTGACGACGATGCGCGGGTTGCGGTTCGTGGACATAAACCACAAATTGATCCAGGCCATCAGCGCGGTTTTTCCGATCCCGTGGCCGGATGCGACGGCGATTTGAATGGGGATGCGCTCCTCTGGCGGGAGGCTTTCGTTATGTTCCAGGCCCTTCCTGATGTCGTCCAGGACGGCAATCTGCCAGCGATCTGGGTATTCGCCCGCAAGTTCGCCCTGCCCCCAGGGAAAAGCCCACAGGACGAAGCCCAGGGGGTCGTTGTGAAAACCCGCCATCACTTTGCCGATGTCGGCAAGGAGATCATTCTTCGGCGTCGGGATCATAATCCATATCTCCTTCCGCCATGTCGTCATCGTCCTGACATTCGATCACACCCTCCAGGGCGGGCGGGTAGCTGGCAGGGGCCAGGGGAATATCGGGGCTGATGCGCTCGACTTCTTCGATGATGACGCGCCTGGTGCGGACGCGCTCGTTGCCCTGGTTGATCGCCTGGGACAGGCTGTCGCCGAAACCGCCCTTATCGTCTTTCGATACGGTGATCTTCGGCAATTCCATGTGAAGGTATCGGGATGCGGTTTTTGCGGCCTCGATGCGGTAAGACATGGCAATGCCGCCCTTGCCTTCCATGCGATTGCGCCGCTTCTCGTTTTTGAAAATTACTTCCAGGTCGTCGTTCATCACCGCCAGCAAGAATTGAAGCGGGTTCATTTTCTTCGTGGGATCAAATCCCATCTGGCGCATCATGTCGTCTGGCGACCGCGTGTCCGCTTTGCTGGCGTTGGGCTGTATGGATACAGTTTGCCCCTGTTCCCTGATGCGGCGCGGCTCTCTCGAAAGGTCGTGTGATACGCGCTGGATGGGATGACCCAGTTTACCGAGGTCATCCCCATCCATCATTCATTAGACCCTACGCCGTAATTGTGATCGTTGACCAAGCGATGCTTGACTTCAAACTGGTTGAAGGGTGGGACGTAATCAGGATCGGCTTCACGCTCTGCCTGGGCGCGGCGATGCTCGACCTGTTGCAAATACATTTCCTTTTGGCGTTGATTGTCCTGAAGCCCCATGTCGGAAATAAAATCCTTCACGGTGTATTCTTTGTCCTTCACAGGCTCGGCGACAAAATCGGTATCAACGTTGAAGGTGCGGACGCGGACGCCGTTCAGGTGACGTTTGACGTGCCGGTTCGCCTGGAGTTTGACGTGCCCCATGTTGAAGGCTTTGGGGACGACAATCTCGGCCTCATATGGCTCCTCGTAAACGTCATTGCGGTGTTCGCCGCGTTTGAAGTATTCGCCGAAAATTTTGATCTTCACGGCCTGGACAGGGGATGCCAGGTCGTCGTCGGTCAGATACGGCAATTTCTTTTTGGGTTTTTGCCCGTTGCGGGCGGCTTTGGCGGGTGCGTTCATCTTCACCTACTCCTTTTTCGGTTACTGTTTCGTGGAAAGGCCGAGAGGGTCGATGACGATCTCCTCGGCGGGCGTCGATCTGTCAACGTCCGATTTAACGATAACACTGGGGCGGTAAAACCGCAACTGCGCCAGATGCTCGGTCATCAGGGCTTGCGTCCAAGATCGGCGGCGGTACAAAAGCCCAGGGTTGACGATGATGTCGCCCTCCTGGACAGCGTTTAAATCAAGTTCCTGATTTTCGTCGTATGGCGCGGGGCCGACAAACTCGACCAGGATCTTCTCTCGTCCAGGGCCAGCGTCCAGGGTCAGGAATTGATACACCGGCAGGGCGATCAGGGGGCCAGTTTCGATGTTGCCGATCTTGTTGATCCTGGCGATGATGCCCCGCGCTTCGTATGCGCGATCAGAGGCCAGGGATTTCTCGTCGATATTTTTGCTCATATCTCAATCGCTTTCTTTGCCTGATCCATCGTGACCATGCCGCCGTACAGCCTGGATGACAGCTTTTGCGCGACCACTTTCAGGGCCAGGCGGCGGGCCGTTCTGTTGGGTGCGCGGGCGATCATGCACTGATATTCGGCACGGTGCGCCAGCAATTCCTCAAAATATCGGAAATTGACATCGGACAGGTATTTGTCCCACCACAATTCGACGCCGATCTCAAGTTGGCGGGCGCAATGGATGTTTTCATGGTCGATCAGTTCGGGCGACAGGGCTTTACCGGACGGCACATAGATTTTGTCGCCATACGCGAAAACGACCCCAGGCTTGGCCGCCATCGGGAATACTGAAAGAATTGCATCGAAGTTTGGTGGTCGCTGGCCGTAAACGATCTCGGTCATTTCCATGACTTCCTTTCCATCGGGTTCGTCGATCTCCAGGCTTTGCGCTTTGTGATCGTGATGTCGAAGCCGTAAATGGCCTTGAACATTTTGGCCTTGAGTTGAAACGTGTCGGTCAGGACACCCTTGAAGTCCTCGACGATTTTCACGCCGTCCTGGATGTACACGAAGTCCGCAATGTATTTGCAGATGTGCTGACCGTTGATCGCCATAGGGAAAGCCACCTGGCGTTCCAGGTTTTGGATTTTGCCGTCGGCTTCGTCCTGGAGAAGAAACAAAAATCGGTCGCGTTCGCCGATGCTGTCAAACTTCTGGCCGCGAAACTCAATCTTTTTGTTTCGATACTTCGGGGTTTTTGCTGATCGCGGACGTGATTTTGTTAGCGCACCAGGAACGTAAATCATTTTTTCACCAGGTTAAATTTTTCTCCGACGACGATACCACAAAAAATTCATGACAGCATCAATAACTGATGTCGTTTTGTACACAGTGTCTTTGAAAACCGTATCTTTAAAAACACTCACTGGTTAATGCTCCAAAGATTGCACTTAAACAGAGATATGCCTGTGACGGCAGACGTGCCGCCTACGGATGTATAGCAATTTAATGTCAAATATTGCGTTGCCGCTGGTATGTCTGTGTTTATAGTTCCTGATGTGACTGCGCCAGTGTCAATATTGGTTAATGACCAATTAACATCGGAAGCGTTTGGATTGCACCAGATAATCAAACGATACGATGATGTGTTGTCAGCGGAAGGTATGGGGAAGTTGGATCCTAAATCAACTTTTGTGGCGGTTCCCGCCCCATCGTTGTACATAAGTTTCAGGTTTGTATCCGCCGCATCATAACCCACACCAATTATGTTGGTCAGCGTTGATGGGTTGACATCGGTAGGGGCAGCTGATGACCCGCGCAATCCAGCGAACATTCGTCGTGTCGCATTAGATGTGCCTGTTGATATTCCAAATTCGACATCAAGATAAAACCCGCCAAGCCAGCTTTGGTTTCCACGCAAAACTGTGTTTGCTACGTTATATCGAAAGCCTGCCACTGCGGTCGTGGCCGCGACAGTCACCAGGTAATCGAGGCGGCTTCTTGCTGTGTATTTAGATGTGGTTGCTCTGGCCGCCGCCGTCGCTGTTCCTGTTGCCGTCAGTGCCGCCGCGCCGATGGCCGTGATTGTTGACGATCCTGCACCCGCCGGTTGCCAGGACATCAGATGCGCGTCGGCTAAATAGATATTTTTTCCGTCGAGCGTTGTTTGTAGGGATGTGATTTCCGATATGGTGTGGGTGTGTGATGTTGGGGGGTCGCCCGCAAACATGAAATCGCCGTCTGAACAGGCGGCGTCCCAATCTGCCTTTGTCCCCGACACAAGGTGCAGGGCGTTCCAGTCGGTATGATCTAAAAGGGGGGTTTGAGGGTCGGAAGCAACCGTCGCATGGGTAACTGATACGGCCATTAGATGCCTCGCAGTCTTGCCCGAATATCCTCAAGTTCTTTGTTTGCCGATTTGAGTTGCGCCTGTTTTTCTTCGATGGCCGCGTCCAGGGTTTTCAGTTCGTCCTCACGATCTTCGATTTTTGCGACCAGATCAGAGGATTTTTCGGCAAGCTGTTCGAGTTCTTTGTTGGCTTCGGCCAGGGAATTTTTGATCTGCACATCAGTCGCGTCGATCTCTGCCTGGCGATCTGCCTTCGCTGTTTCGATGATCTTCTCCGCCTCTGCGCGGGCGGCCTGGATTTCATTGGCGGCTTTGGTGGCGCGGTCGTTCAGTTCTGCAACGGCGCGTTCCAGGTCTGATTTGTTTTGCTCCAGGCCCATCACGGCATCTGCCAGAGCCGCGCCTTTCTCGAAAAGACGATATTGTTTTTGGCCAGCGCGAAACGTGTTGGCGATTTCCTGGATGCTGATGTCCTGTTCGGTCATGGATCAATTCCCCTTTTTGCACGTCATGGCGATGTTGACCGAGGACACAGAAGCACCGGCCACGGGTCTGATCCAGGCGTAATTTTGCAGGATCGCCTCGCCAGCGTTGGCCGATTTGCTGATGCCTGAAACGTCCAGAGTGTCGGTGATCGGAAGCCATACCGCGCTAGCGTGATCGGCATGATCGGGATTTCCCCTGGGGTCGTCTGTGCCCTCCATCGTCACGTTGCCGCCGAATGTCCCGTAAATCGAGACGTTCTTGTCGCTGTACTGCGCCAGGCCAACAGGCCGCCCCGTGTCTCCAGCCGTCAATCCCGACCACAGAACGTACAGAATATCGGCAGGGCGGGGCTTCGGATAGGTCGGGGTGATGACGGCCATGTGAAAATCTCCATCGGTTTGAAATATCATGCCCCGATTGGCCGAAAAAATCAATCACCACGACAGAACGGCACTGATCTCGGCAGGATCATGGGCTTTTCAGATCGAAAGCGTCCCTTTTCGCCATGCGTTGAGTAGGCGCAGGAGGAGTGATTTTTTATCCATGACGCCAGGGTATAAGGGGGCGTATCGGACGAAGTTGCCGTTATTTCCGTAGTTGATTTTCCGGCAAATGTAAAATTCGTCGCTGACGCGACGCCTGATTTGATCGTCCTCGGATCGGTAGTTTCTGCTGGTCATGGTGTTTTTCCTTTCGTGAAAGCCTTGATCCAGGCGGGGAAGGCAAGATGGGGCTTTGTAGGCTCCTGGAAGCGTCCTGATGCGATCTGCTCGTTGTACTGGGCAATCAGGTACTGGATGTCCCAGCCGCTTGCCTCGGCCCTTATGGCGGCCATTTCCTGGTCGGTCAGGTGTCGGATGACATCGTACCGCCCGCCGTAGGTGCGCTCCCTGACGACCCCTGCCGGTTTGCCACTGGAGGCTGGTTTTTTCTTATCCCCCTTTTCAGAGAAAAGATCGCCCCCCTCTGATCTGATCTGATCTGTATCTGATCTGATCTGATCTGGGGACGTTTCAGTGACGTTTCGTTTAGCGTTTCTGTAACGTTTCACTCGCTCGGTGGAAACATCTGATTTATATTGCTTTTTTTCCCAGTTTCTCAAAAAATAATCTTTTTTCTGCGAAAAAATCTCAAGTGATTTTTGGGAGGCGTTTCCGTTACAAACCGTTTCACTTTCGTTACCGTTTCCGTTACAAACCGTTTCAATCTTCGACTTCATCAAACCTTTTTCCACAAGGTTATCAAAAGACTTTTCCACATCCTGGATGCTCATGCGGAGGCGGTACGCGCAATCCTCCAGGGATGGCATTTTACCGGATGCCGCCGCCCCTTCCTGGGCAAGGATGCACTGGCAATTAACCCAGAGTTTGAACAAATCCCCAGGCAGTTTTTGAACACGCGGATTATCCAGGGCATCGGCGTGATAGCGAAACCATATCAGGGCCATTTTTAAACCAACGCTTTCTGGTCGGCCTGATCCCGCGCCCTGGCCTCTTCGATGATTTTCTCGACCTGTCGTATGACTGCCCGACCTTCGGTACGGGCCTTGGCCTCTAACCATCTATGTAGGTCAGGGGAAAGTTCGTAAGTACGTTTTATTTTCATGTGCTTGATCCTTAAAAGAAGAAGAATGGGTGAGGTAAAAACCCCACCCGATTTTATTTTAGCCGTAGCCGTAGCCGGAGCCGTCGCCGTCGCCGTCGCCGGAGCCGGAGCCGGAGCCGGAGCCGTAGCCGTCGCCGGAGCCGGAGCCGGAGCCGGAGCCGTAGCCGTAGCCGTCTTTTTCTGGGTTGCTGGACATCCTGCACCTACCCTTCGTGAACGGGGAAGCCCACCAGGTTGTCTTGGGCCTCTTCTGACACAGGGATGATCTCGATGGCTTCCGTCAGAATAATTTCCGGTACGACTGCCGAAATTTTAGACCCTTCTTTTACGCCTTTTAAGGCGACTGCGCTTAAAGTAAAAGCCCCCTTCCAATACCAGAGCCGCCGGGCATCAGACAGGACAACCTCTTTCCCGCTTTGCGATTTCAGTGTCCCGTAATGCACCCCTGCGGAGTACGTTCTGACAATTACGAATTTATTAAGCATTGTAGTTCCTTTCTTATTGGGCCAGACCGATATTGATTTGGCTGGAAATAACGATGCCAGAACGTGGTTAACTGGTCAATAGAGAAAAAATAGTAAAAAAAGATAAAAAAGATATTGACACCCTGAAATCGTCGCGTTATCGTGGCTATGTAACCAACAGAAAGGAACGACATGAAATCACCCCACGCACAAGCCGCCGCCTGGATACGGACTGAAATTAAAAAAGCGTACCCTGGCTTAAAATTCTCTTGCACCAGTGAGAGTTTCTCAATGGGTAACTCGGTCAGGGTCGAAATTTACGACCAGCCCCCAGAGATCAAAGAGGCCATCGAAACAATCGTCAAAAAATACCAGTACGGTCACTTTGATGGAATGAACGACATCTACGAATACAGCAACAACCGGAAAGATCTCCCACAAGTCAAGTACGTCACGCTAACAAACAACATTAGCGACGAAAAACAACAAGAGATCTGGACGAAACTGCGCGACACTTGGGCCGGTGGCGATGAACTCCCTGAACTCTACCCCCTAGCGCGAAACTGTCAGCTTCAAGGTGAATACGTTTCTCAACTGGTATGGCGCGGCTTCACCGGCGCGATCAAACTCTAACAAAAGGAAATAAAATGACGACACTCTCAAAAGCAAAGCAGATCAGGGGCCGGTACAAACGACGCACAACGCGCACGAAGGTCTGCGGGTGCAAGGCTCTCCACATCAGATACGATCAGGAAGCCTACGGCGACCGCAATGACTACCTGGTGATCGCGGACACGCCGGAGAAAATCGCATCTCTCAAACAGTCAGCCCGATACAGCGGATTTCATCTGCACACCATCCCTGGCCGCGACAAAGTTTTCCACGTTTCAACCTGGCATAGCATAGGAGACTAAGCATGAAGCACATCAGCAAAGAAGAATATGACCGGCTGTCGGCCCTCCTGGAGGAACGGCAACTGCTCAAAGCCCACCACGCCAACACACCCATCGGGTGCTATAGCCTGAAACAAAAACTTCTGATCCTCGCGGATCGGAAAGAGGCTATCCAGCACCTGACGCAACAGATCGAAACTATCATGGGGGCGGAATGACGGAAGAAAAATTTGACTTCGATCTTGTTTTCGATCCATCCGAGGAGGGCAGCGCGGGATGGTTCACATACTATGGCCTGATGACAGACTTTGGAACGCCCGCCGACATCCTTATTCTATTGGATGATACCAGGGGACTATCTCTGGAGGAGAGAAGATCGCGGACAGATCGGCTTGCAACCGAAGTCGTAAAAAGATGGAACGCTTACAAACAACCCGAAAGGAGAAAGCATGAGAAACCTAGCCCCAATCCCCACCCCCGAAACGCTCCTGCCCCTGCTCAAGGCGGCGGTCGCGGAAGGCCGGATGTTCGAGTACCGGATGACCGAGCGCACCAGGAAGCACCTGGCCCTGGACATGACCAGCGCGAATATGCTGATCCAGGTAATCGAACAAGTGAACGAGAAGAACAAGGCCCGCCTCCTGGCGATGACACCCAACGTCGGACGGATGGCCCTGATCGCCTGGGAAGCCCTGGGCAGAAAGAAGGCGGCCTGATGATGACGAAACCCAACCTCGACTTCACCGCTGAAATTCCGCACCACGAATACGACCAGGTAAAAATCACGATCCAGGACTATTCGTCCGACGGAGTGACCATGCGCCTGCAAGTGGACGACGGCATGAAACACAGCGTCACCCTCACCCTTGAAGAATTGGAAAACGCGGTCGCCATCTTCAAGCGATACAACGATGCCCGCGACCATCTTTTGAGAGGCCCACAATGAAGACACCAGAAAACAACAATACACCGGCCACAACCGAGTTTTGGACGTTCGAGCGCGACGGTGAAGTTTACGATGCCGAGTTTGACACGCGCCAGGAGGCCGAAGCCCACGCGGACGAGGCTTTCGCGGAACAGTGCCAGGAGGATAGCCCGCGCAACGGTGAAACATTCGAGGAAGATATAACCCTGATCCGCTTCAAGTATGACGATGACGGCGAAAGGGTGATCCTGGAGCGCATCGACACGACCGTCGAATACGAACACTACCACGGCGATTATGCCGAACACTTCCACCAGTCGGACTACATCTAGGAAAGGATCAACATGCTCAAATACTTTAATCAAATGACGGCCTGGGAAAAAATCAAAACAATCGCCGGTGCGCTCCTGGGCGTGGCGGTTTTCTTCGCTCTCTCATGGGGTATGGCCCTGGGCTGTGTTGCCCTGGGACACGGGCCAGAGGTGTGCGGGCTATGACATCAAGATTGTGGACAGATAAAGCCGAAAACGAATTGCGCCACTTCTGGCGGATCGGATGGACTGCGGGTCAGATTGAAAAATACTTCGAGGGCGGATTTTCTCGCAACGCCATTATCGGCAAGGCCCGCCGCCTGGGGCTGGAAAAAAGAACATCACCAATCCCCAAAAAACAAAAGCCTGTCGGGGTAAAGCTGGTTGATCTTGGGCCGCGCTCATGCCGCTGGCCTTTGGGCGATCCCAGGGATAAGGATTTTTGCTTCTGCGGTCGGGCGACGCAGGGGAATGTGTACTGCGAAGCGCACACCAATATCGCCTATCGAAAACACCAAACAAAGGAAAACGGAAATGAGGAATAAAATTTTAATACTTGCGGCCCTGATCCCTCTCGCTGGGTGCGGCGCATACGAACGGGCCAAAGCACAGGCCACAGGTTATTCCCTGGTCTGCATCAAGGAAACGGGGACGGTCTATGTGCAATTCGCATCGGGGGCCGCGCCACTGATGACGCGGGACGGCAATATCGCCATTTGCTCTGATGGTGTTGTCCCTGCGGAGGAAAATGCGGGCGGTGCTTTTGCTGATTGACGTGGCGTAAAGATTGCTCTATCGTGGCTATGCTTAACAAAGAAAAGGAAACTAAATGACTGACGAAAACAAAAATGCCCTGGCTGTCGCACCCGCGCCGACCACGGCGAATTTTCTGACCGTGATCGCAAAGGCGGCCAGCGATCCCAATACCGATGTCGCCAAAATGCACGGCCTCCTGGATGTCCAGGAACGCATGATGGCAAAACAGGCGGAGATCGACTTCAACGCCGACTTTGCCCGCCTCCAGGAGGAGTTGCCGCGCATCACTAAAGACGCAAAGATTATTCACAACGGAAAACTTATCTCGACATATGCGACATATGAAAAGATTGACGATGTGATCCGGCCTCTCCTGGTTAAGCATGGCTTTGGCCTTCGCTTTAATTCGGAGCCAAATGGAAACACGGTCATTATATCAGCCACTCTTTCGCACAGGGGCGGGCACAGCATCACGGATAAAATCCCTCTTGGTTTTGATAATTCTGGTGCCAAGAACAACGTCCAGGGTGTCGGATCGACGATTGCATACGGCAAGCGTTATCTGGTTGGGATGCTCCTTAACCTGGTGTTTGAGGGAGAGGACGATGACGGAGCAAAATCAGGCTATCAACCCATCACAGATGACCAGGCCGCGACGCTCAAAGACATGATCCGAGAAACCAATACGGACGTAGTGAAATTTTTGAACACGATGACCGGCACAAAAACCGTCGATGAAATTGCGCTCAAGGACTTTAACCGTGTGTACAACGCGCTCCTGGCGAAAAAGAACAAGGCGGGTGCAGTATGATTTATCACATAGTTCCACAACAATCGCCAGAATGGTTTAAGATGCGCTTGGGTCTAGCTACGGCCTCATGCTTTTCCAAGATCATCACGCCAAAAACAGGCGAATTGTCGAAGTCTGCGGAAGGCTATGCCAACGAATTGATCGGGGAAATGATAACCGGCGAAAATTCGGAGAAGTTTGAAAGCTACTGGATGGAGCGAGGGGCGATGTTAGAGGCCGATGCGTCCGCGTCGTATGAAGTCATCACGGGCTACACCCTGGATCGCGGCGGCTTTCTGACCAATGATGAAATGACGGTCGGGGCCAGCCCTGATCGCCGTGTCCTGGATGCGTCTGGCAAGGTGATAGGCGGTGTGGAAATTAAATGCCCAGCCCCTTCCACGCACATCGAAAATCTGTTGCGCGGCGATGAAATCGACCCAAAATACGTTCCACAGGTTCAGGGTCAAATCCTGATCGGCGGCTTTGAATTTGTGGACTGGTTTTCGTACCATCCCGATATGCCGCCCGCGCACATCAGGACAGAGCGCGATGACGAATACTGCGAAAAACTACAGGATGCTTTGAACAATTTTCAGCACATAGTGGACAGCAAGATATTCCTTCTCGAACAGCGAGGGGTGATCGTGCCGCCGCGTCCGATCCTGGATATGTATCGCACGGCAATGGCAAAAAGTTACGACGGTGTGCCTGATTACATCGAAAGCCCAGTGGAGAAGCCAGATTACACAAGAGCAGGATAACAACAAGATGACTAAAAAATGCGATTTATCGGGTCTTAGTCCCTCTATCGGGGGAGCGTGTTCTGCGGCCTCCAAAAATGCATCCGAAGGGCTAAATGATATTTTATCAAGATATGATGCTGTTGAGAGCATTAGATTGGAAGCCATTCCAACTGTGATAGAAGCCGCCCGCCGTTACGGCGACATGTGCAAGCCTGTGGATGTGGAGGCTATAAGGTATGAGATAACAGATATTCTTGAAGGTATGGGAGTGCAAAATTTACATGCGGTTATGGGTGGTCACAAGATCACTCTGCACCTCGCCGCCACTGGCCGATTGAATACCCCCGCGACCTCCGATGCCGCCAGTTGTAGCGGTACGAACGCAAGCCTGAACCAACAGGCCGGCCCTGCGGACGCGCAGGGCGGGGGAGCGGATATATGCACGACGAACAATGTCGAGGAATTGTTTCGCGCGCTTGATGATTTTTGCTCCACCAAGGCCGATGAGGAGTGTATGGCTTTTTTAAAAGCAAAACTCCGCCAACTCCTGAAAGAACGGGCGGGTGTGTGATGGCTAAAAATAACCACTACTGCGAAACATGCAAAAAGAGTTTTAAATCTTTAGGGATTGCAAGACACAGGGCAATGCACAGAGATAAAAAACAGGACTGTGTAATAGTTACAAATGGCCACATCGTAACAGAGTGGAAATACTCATTATACAAAATGGTGAAATAAATGATCTGTAAAAAATGTGACGGTCAAGGTGTTGTATCAAAAATTGAGCAGCTTGATGGTAGCGACGAAGGAACAGTAGGCGGGATTATGGCGGCGTTACTTACTTTTGGATTAAGTCTACCATTCACAACAAAGCGAAACGAATACGTCTGCCCTAGATGTGGCGGATGTGGTGAAGTTGGAAGGAGGTAAAAAAAATGACTGACATAATGCCAGACGAGATTTATGTTGCAGGGAATACGATATAAAGAATTAGCAGGTTTTAATATGCACACTTGCTCATGGAAGGATTGAAAATGGTCGCCTATAATTTTCAAAAACAATTTGTTGATCTGATCGAACGCGGCATCAAAACCCAGACGATCAGACAGACGGCCCGCGCAAAGCCTGGGGACGCGCTCCAGCTTTACGTCGATCAGCGCACGAAGAATTGTAAGAAGATCACTGATGCGGTCTGCACGGCCACCTATCCCGTGAAAATCCACAAGGATCGCGTCGAATTTATGACCGGCCAGTGTCATAGCCTTCGTGATCCTGACGACCTGGCCCGCTTCGCCAAGGCCGACGGGTTTGTCGGTTACATGGAGATGGCGGATTTTTTCCGCGAAAAATATGGCTCACTGCCCTTCGAGGGTTTTGTAATTTACTGGAGGATTAAAGAATGACGCTCAACATCTGTCTACACCCGCACGAAAAAGACATGCCGTATCACATCTTCAATGATGGTGTTAAAATTGCATCGTTCGATTGCTACGGACTGATCCAGCGTTTCGGTAAGGAAGGCGCGGCTAAATACTTGCAGGACTTTTGCGCCGTACTGATGGGTAAATCCATGCCGGACACCGCCGCATACGCACCTGGCAACCAGGCATCGAAAGAAGCCGCGAAAAAAATCCGTGGAAAACTCACCGGCATCAGGGCCCGCGTCCATGATTTTATCGCCATCCAGGGAAGTCTTGGCGCGACTGGATCGGAGATAAGCGAAGCCCTAGACATTCTACCCTACACCGCAAAGCCTCGTTGTTCTGAATTGCGCGACGCTGGGCTGATCGTTGACAGCGGAATGATGCGGGAAAATAAAAACGGTGGAAAAGAAACGGTGTGGATTTTGTCCGTTGACAACCCGCATCAAAGAGGCGACAATCCGTCCACGCTCTAACCACAAACCAAAGGAAAATCTCATGTCAAAAAGAATACAGAAAGCCGCCGAAGTTGCCAAAGCCACAATGATGGGCGATCTGCGCGACATCTGCCTGGATATTTTCAAGCACCCTAATATCAAGGGGAAAGCCTGGAAGGATATGGCCGAAGCCGAACAACGCGAAGTCGCCGCCATGATTGAGAACAAATGCCGTTCCGCCGTGACGCGCTCCATCGACATCATCGCGTCGGAAGGTCGCAAGCACATTAAGGTTTTGCTGAAACAGGTCACTGTAAAAGACGGCCTAAAAGGGCAATTCGAGTGCAGTAAGGCTCATGAGTTGCGCCATGATCTTATAGACGCGCAGGGAGATAACGTCCTGGTCGTGTTCACCAGCGCCGACAAATACCTGGGTGAGAAAAGCAAGGTCAAATACGATAAAGACCAGCCGGAATTGCCCGTAACAACGAAAGAAGGAAAAGACCATGCCGAAGAAGAAATCGACCCAGAAACCGGCGAAGTCCTCGACGACCAGGACGACGGCGCGGCGGATGCCGACCTCGAAGATGAAGATGAGTTCGAGGACGCCTAATCCAGTTGATCTGTCTCTGACGGCGGTGCAGTTCCAGGTGTACAACACCGTTCTGACCCGCCATCAGTCCGGCCAGCTTACGACGCGGGCCAACATCGAGGAGGCCCTGGGCGGGCGCGACAAGTCATGGATATGCCGTATCCTTCGCGCCCTTTCAGATCGCGGCCTCATCGAGCGATATCAACAGCGTTACTACAAACTTGCAAATTAAAGGAGAAACGAAATGCCTGTCTATCTTGTTACCGTGCAGGGCAATCCTGCAAAAAGCAACCTGGTCGAAGCCCCAACAAAGGCAACGGCCATCAATCACGTCGTCCGCAATCTGGTATCAGCCGCACCGCTTACTGCGTCCGATCTGTACAAGCACATCCAGGGCGGTGCGAATGTTGAAAGTGTGGCCTCAAATCCGGTCGAAAAACCGGAAGTTGGACAGCCGCCGCTTGACCTTCCCAATGCGGTGCGGACAGAGTAAACTATGGGCTGGATTGGCAGAGAGGTTTAATGCAAGGATCGTATTCCTGACGGGTAGCGTGTGTACAGCGTCCGTCCGCCAGTTCAAATCTGGCATCCATCCCACCCCATCAACCTGTAAGAAAGGCTTACAACATGACCCAGTACCTCAAGGCCGTCGATCCTGACGGCAACACCACAACACTGATCTGCCGCGAAACGCACGACAAAATCGTTTTGCTCCAACCCGTGCAAGCCGTTCACCGCACTGGTTATGAAGTAAACATCCTGGAAGTAAACAGCGAGGATGAATTGCGCGCAAGGATCGGCGGTCAGATCGTCGCTGCCGACGACGAAGATTACAATAACACCCTGTTTAATACCTGGGGCTTTGACGGATCGAATGTGTACAGCGCCGTTGGTCAGCCCGTTGAAAACACCTCTCAAAAAGGAGAAGAAAAAAACGATGGTAACGAAAACGAAAATCCTGGATCGGATGTCAAAACGTCAGTCGGAAGCCAAGAAGGTGACGGCCAATCAGAACAGCAAGCCCAGCCCGATCCCGCCACCGACAATCAGGGGCAGGAAGGACTTGGACAACTACAGGGCGGCAGTGCGCAACCTGAAAAACCTGGTGACGAACCCCAATCCGGTGACGACCTTGGAATTGGAGATGCAAAAGATGGTG